CTACAAGGAACGCGAGGTTGAGGAAGATGAATTAACATCTATCTTTACTCGGCTTGGACAAGATCGCTTGTCGCAGGATACCCTCAGGATTGTTATGACTCTAACTAGAGCCAGTATTCGCAAGAACATTGAACGGTGGCTTAGGGATGGCATATTAGCTAAAACAGCCGGAGGTTTGTTAGTTTTGACTAACTTACCGGGCGCCGATGGTTTTAACATCAGCGATTCTATTATGGATATTAGTAGAAATACTATGATATCCATATCAATGGCGTTTGTGCTACTTTTAATGGCCATAACCCTTACTACAATTTATGTTGTTGCACGTTTTCGGCGGACAATTCAAGTGCAAGTATACGCCGACTTACCTGAGGGGTACAGCGATTACAATTATACGCGACCTATCGTTGAACAATCTAGGTATGTGACAGAAAGCCATGTGCCTAATAGCCTCGTTTTCGATTCGGTTATGGAAAATACACCACCATGCCAATTGGAGATACGTGGCCATGATGGAGTTCGTGGATTTGGGAGTGCTCTTAGATTCAAACAGTGGCTTGTTACACCGCACCATGTTATAATTTCCGCTATACGTAGTGGAGAAGGCTTTAGTGTGGTTAAAAATTCGATATGCCAACAGATATTATGCAAACCAGATGACCCTAGACTTCGTATTCTAGAAGGTGACCTGGTAGCATTTAATCTAGGCGAAGCGACCTTCTCTAGGCTTAAAGCCTCGTCAGCGAGACCAGCCAGATTAGAAGCGAAGACCATGGTTTCTATAACTAGTCATTTTCCAACCCCACGTACATCCTATGGCCATGTAGAGGCATCGGATGTTTTCGGAATGGTAACCTATCGTGGATCAACTGAAAAGGGTTTTAGTGGAGCTGCTTATACCGCGGGTACAGCCATTTATGGCATGCATACTAGCGGGGGACTTACAAATGAAGGGTATTCTATGTCTTTCATAGCATCTTGTTTAAAACGTTTTGAAGGCACTTCAGAGTACCTAGAACGAGAATTTGAGCGAGACCCAAAGAATGTAGTTTTTAGGAGCTCACCTTATAATCCTAGGGAGTACCAGGTTAAGATCTTGAGTACGGGGCAGTATTTCACGACAGATTACGATGATATACCCGACGTTTACCGTGATTCACTTGATGATTACCAAATGGATGATCTTGAAGGCATTGAAGACGGCGTGCTTATTGAACATGTTGATACACCACCGGAAAACTCAAAAGGCGGGGCGCATTGCGACCCCGCCTCGCACAAAATTTTGTTGGAGGAGATGATGAATCAACAGGTGGCAATGAGGAAAGCTCATCAAGCCGAGACCAGGATGTTGCAGGAACAACTTCAACAAATGGCCAAGGATTATCGGGAATCACAAGCGAGTATGTCCAAGCAGATCAACGAACTATCGAGGTTGTGTCCCAAGACAGTCACCACTGTTGTGCCTGCTGCCGAGTATTCGGGGGCGGCCGGACCTGCTTCGGACAAGTCGATTGTATTGGAAGGCACGGACACGATTGTGGACCAATCCAACCAAGAGAAGATCTTAGGAATAATATCATCACAGACGACGAATTCCGAAACGTTAACGAAGAAGCGTATAAAACTTCTAAGACATATTGTTGGCCTCCAAGAGAACCAGAAGCTGTTATCAGATCTCTGTGCTATCACTCCGGAAAGCATTGGGCCGCACGATCAAAAACTATTGAGCCGACTGAAGAAGAACTACGGAAAGCTCTACAACATTTAGAAATCGTCTATTCCAAAACTAAATTTTCTAATATGTATGTAAATAATTATTGTAATTTAATTTCTTATGATAAATTTGTCGACGGTATATACCGTACAGTGAAGTCCTGGAAATCATCTCCTGGCTGGCCCTTTAAAAAAGAGCACAGCACTATGGAGGATCTCTTAGGATGGAATGGGTATCGAGTTGACGAACATAAGACTAGGTATATTTATCATTATTTTGTACAGCGATGGAGTGACCTTTTCTATAAACCTACGGCGGACCCTATTTATGTTTTCGTGAAGGAAGAACCACATAAACAAAAGAAAGCCCAGAACCACGCCTGGCGCCTAATATCTGGAGTCAGTTTCGTGGATCGTATGGTTGATTATTTCTTATTTGGGCAGTGGTTCATGGAATTACAAACTAACTGGGATTCCCTTCCCAACAAGGTTGGGTGGGCTCCCAGTGGTGGCGGATATCGATGGATGCGTTCTCGTATACACAAGCCTATATGTTACGACAAGGAAGCATGGGATTGGACTGTCCAAGGATGGCTCGTTGATTTACTATATGCTTTCACACTTCGAATGAATGTGTCTGAGTCTTTGGATTGGCAGTTGCGAGTTAAAAACAGGTTAATATCTATATTCTCGCAAGCTGAATTCAAATGGCAAGATGGCTGTTATATGGAACAACGAGTTTGTGGAATAATGAAATCAGGACTATTGGGCACTATAGCTTGGAACTCTTGGTTCCAATATGCGTTACACACTGTTGCCTTGGTTCGCCTTGGAGAGCGACCAGTGTGGAATAACGCTTTTGGAGCCATGGGTGATGATACTATTCAAGAGTTGGACGTGCCTGATGGTTATGCTGCGATGATTGAAAGCCTCGGTTGCAAACTAAAAGAGCCAGTTATGGTTATGAATTTG